GCGCCACGCATGCCCCAGCGCGTGAAGTCCATGACATAGCGCCGGCCGCTGTGGACGGTGGCAAGGCAGACGTAATTGCTGCCGGCATTGCCGAACCAAGCCCAAGGGCCGGGAGTGTGCTTCACTGTATCGGTCATGCTGCGGCTCCTGCGTTTCGTTGCGTGGTGCCGCGCTCAACCCCGATCAGATCGTCGAGGAAGTCGAGAACGGCCGTCTTGCTTTCCTGAAATTCCTGCTGCCCCATGGCCTTCATGGACTGGCTTTTCGCCACGTACCGGGTAACGGTCGCCTCCTTCACGTCGACGACGGAGAAGGCATCGATCGGCCGGATGAAGGCGGCGAGGCGCGTTGCCTCCGCCTTCGTGCTGCAGACGATGGTGTGTGCGTCGCAGTATCCGGTTCGGATCAGCGCGTAGGCGCGCAGGTGCTCGGCGGATTCGGCGAACGGCAGTCCGGAATACTGCTCCGGCAGATTGCGCCAGGCATCGTTCACGGCGGCGAAAAAATGCCGGTGCGAATTCATGCTCCGGTCGTTGTGCTCGGCAAGCGTATAGAACTCGCCGACCACGAACCGCTTGTCGCATTCGCGGGCCCAGTGCCGGTTCGCCGGCTGGAAGGCCTCGCCATTCCATTGGAGAAGGACAGGGCCGCTCATATCAGCCCGCCATCAGGGGATGGTTGCGAAGCTCGGCGTCGGAAGGGCCTTTCGCAGTTGGACGCGCGACGGCTGCCTCGATCCGCTTCTTGAGTTCGAGCGCATCGCCCGGGTGCTTCGACCAAAACAGTTTCAGCGGCTCACGGTTTGCATCCTGCCACTTCGCGACCTTGGCGGCGGGTTCCTTCGCGATGAACTCGCAAGCGCGGTCGAAGAACTCACCGACCGGGACATTTTCAAGCGCCCAGTTGTCGCCCCAGGTGACGGTGATGGAGTTGGCGGCGCCGACAGCCTTGAGCCGATTTTCCTCGCGCTCATGCTCGACGATCTCGGATGCGGTCAGGTCGATGATCTTCGCGCGGTCCATTTCAGCTTCGTCATAGAGGCCGGTGAACTGTTCGGGCCAGCCGGCGCGAAGGGCCTGCATTTCGGCGCACTTGGCGATCATGAGGCGCGGCATGCGGCACCAGTTGCCGGAGTCGTCCAGCGTCTGCTTGCCGGTCTTGTAATTCTTCCCTGTCTTTTCGTTCTCCGCCCATTCATCTTTGATCGGAGCGAACTCCTCCCAATACGACTGGCCCGCGACCTCATACCATTCGCCAGACTTCGGATCCTGCTTCCAGAGATAGACGGTGGCGGACACGATGCCCTGAGGGTTGAGCGGGCTCTTGAGCGAGGCGTCGAGCTCATACGTGGCCGGTTTGCTGGCCGGCCGGTAGTCGCCGCACCGCTGCGCAATGACGCGCTGGCCGTCGCGACTGATGATGATGGTCATCTTCCGTCTGCTGGCGTTGTTCTTGGAGAAGACCATAGGAATGATCTGGCCAAGGAACGGATCGAGGCCCTTTGCCCGGGCAACCTCCATGAAGAGGTTGAACTCTTCGGCGTTGCAGTCCTTGGCGACGGTCTGCTGAACCAGCGCGATCTGGCGCGGTGACAGGTCGAATTTCGTGATCGCGTTCATGGATTACTTCCTCCGGACGGAAAGAGAGATGCTGCCGTTGTCGAGGTTGGCGCCGGGCACTTGCTCGCCGGCTTTGATCGCAGCGGCCAAGGCTTTCTTGTCCAGCTTCGGCGCGGGGCGCTCCTGCTCGACGAAGAAGCGGGAGGGGATGTCCGCTTCGCTGTTGACGATTAGACCGGGCGCGCGCTTCGTGAGCGACAGGGTGGCTGTCGGCAGCTTCAGCGAGGTTTGATCGGTGGCGAGCATCGCCTGCTCGATCAAAGCGCGGACGCGCTCGGCTCGGCGCTCAATCGACTTGCGGCGGGTCTCGAATTCCTCTTCCTTGGCTTTCAAGCCGGTGATGAGGACGTCGCACTCGTCGATTTGCGCGAGGGCCGCTTCGATAGCCTCGAGGAGGTTGGTTTCGCCCTCGATCGTGTCAGCGACAAGTTCGGCGTCATCGTCAACGCCTTGGTCGCGAAGGCTGGACAGAAGCGACTTCGCCGCCTCGGTCTGGCGATGAATGTTGAACTCAAGGTCGGGCATGGCCATCAGACATTCCTTTCGGCGACGATTGCTTTGTGCACCTGTTCCGTCCGCCAAAGGCCCGCGGCGAAAATGCCGAGGACGAAGGCCAGGAGGATTAGGAACATGGCGGTTGCGGTGGTGGCGCGGTTCAGATCAGCGACCGCGTCCAGATCGATGTTGCGTGCCGGCGGGAGGGCACAGCGGCCGCACTCGCAATAGCGATTACCGGGATCGCAGGCGTAGGAAACGGGGCGCGGCATCACGCAACCTTCTGTGCCGCCACTGCCGCCTGCTCACGGGAGTATTCGCTCACCTGCAGATAACCGGCAATCATGTCCGTCAGGGCCTTCAGCTTCTCGGCGGAGAGCTTGATGACGAACACGTCGAAGTCGTTGTTGAAGCGCTTCCAGGCAGTGTCGCCGCTCGGGCCCGGTATGATGATGCCAGCCTTTTCAAGCTCCCACCTGCTGGTGTTCGAGAGGAAGAATGCGAAGTCGCGGAGTTGCGTTGCCGTGATCATGCCGCGCTCCTCTCGTCTGAGACGGCTTCGGAGAGGAAGAAATCAGGGAAGGTCGAATAGCGCTCGAAGCGCTCGACGGTCGTACCGGGGAAGGAGCGGGCCTCTTCGTAGGCTTCGTCTTCGCAACGGAACTGCAGAGCGTCGTCGACTTCGTAGGAAAAGAAGCCTTCGACCGTCAGGACGCGGCCTACCTCATCCTCAATCCTGTATCTGGTAACCATCGTGCCCATCGTTTCATCTCCCGGCGTGGCCGTGTGTTGATGAACCGAACGTACAATATGTACGATACGATGGCAAGCCAATTATGTACGTTTTGTACGATGTCTGAGTTCGCGTAGAATCAAGGGGGAAGGGCTCGGCGCGAACGCGCGGCTAGTAGTCGCGCATCCCAAGTACCTCCGGATGCCGAAAGATGTCAGCTTGGTGGAGGTGGACGAGGGCTTATTTTGCCTTTTCACACCAATACCGAACGGTTACGCCCGGTTGGGATTGGAAGAGTTGAGCGGCAATCGCACAGTTCTCTTTGTTGTATCCATCATCGGCGCCGTCAGGTGCATTGAATGAAGCTATGTAGACGCGCATAGAGCCGTCTAAAGCCGACGACCTGAAGAGGGAATAAGAGTCGTCGTTGGACCAGCACGACGACAGGAGCGAAAGACACAGGACGGTCGCGATGGCCTTCATTCACCGCTTCTCAGAACATAGTGAACGGTGTCAACTTCGTTGCCATTAAAGCGGATCTGCTTTGCCGGGTTAAATTGCTCGAGGATCAGTTCGCTTTGAGTATGGCGGACCAGTTTCTTGATGAACGCTAGTTTTGGTCCATGCTCTTCGCGGTGAATCTGGGCAACGACGTAGTCGCCTTTTACCGGCCGCCGTCGCGGATTTACATAAACGGTCTCGCCGTCCTCGTAGCGCGGCCACATGCTCTCTCCAACAACCTGGACGCCGTAGGCTTCCGGGATACCGCTTAAGCTGGGCGGGGCGAAGATATCGTCAAGTCTATTCCCGTTCAGTTCAAATTCTCCATAGTCGCCGCCGACGGCGGCGCCATATAGCGGTATCTTGGAACCCTTCTGTGCCATCTCGCCGGTTACTATTGCGTTAGCCGGTTCACGCGGCTGCTTCGGGGCGACACTATCAAGGTTGTCGCCTTCGCCGTAGAGTATCCAACCTGCATCGACCCCGAAAAGCCTAGCATACTTCTCCGCAGCCTTGCGCGAGATGTCGCGATTGCCGTTTTCGTTGCTGATGAGGGTGTTGACGTTGATTTCACGCGGATGCGCGCGCGCAGCCTCGGTCGGCGTCGCATAGCCGGCGGCCTGTCTTGCTTGCCTCAATCTGTCTTTCGGACTTTCCATTCGTACATTATGGCTGTTTTCTTTCGTGCAATGTGTACGATTTGGGCTTGCATCGGCGTCGTACGTTTTGTACGTTATCGGCATGAGCAACGCACCCACTTCCATTTCTGACCTGATTAACAAGTGGCCGACCATAGGTGATTTCGCCGATGAGGTCGGCTGCGGATACGAGGCGGCACGTCAGATGCGCCTGCGTGAAAGCATCAACCCAAAGTATTGGGAGAGTGTCGTTGCCGCGAGCCAGAGGCGGAAGATCAAAGGCGTGACGTTCAAATGGTTGGCCTCGCAGAGGGCTGCGAAGGAGAGGGCATCAGCATGACCTCCGACGCCCAAATACGAGCTTTCATCGACCGCATCCTTCGCCTGAAGGAAGAGCAGGACACAATCGGCGAGGACATCCGCGACATCTATGCGGAAGCCAAGTCCATGGGCTTCGACAAGACCGCCATGGGCAACGTCGTCGCTCATCTGCGCAAGGTCGCGAAGAAGGGTTCCGACACCGTCGCGGAGCAGGGCGCCATCTTCGATTTGTACCTGTGCGCCTACGAGGGCAAATCGCCTCATGCGCCTGCGCCTGCCCGCGCACGAGAAAACATTGAACAATTTGACCGGGAAACGGGCGAGATCAGCGCCAAGCTCGTCGAGACCGTCGCCGCTGGCGTACAGACCGAGACCGGCCGCAAGGCACTGATCGCGGCCGTCGACATCATGATCGCCCATGACGAACAACAGGAAATCGCCACTGCCTCTCAGGGCGAGCCCGTATCCCCCAGCGCCGAGGCGGAAGTCGCCGGCGCCAACGCAGGAGGCGAAGATGTAGATAGCAGCGCGGAGCGCGCGTCCTCTGTTGCAACGTCGTCTGGCCCGGACGGAAAACGGGCACCCAATTCGCCTGAACAGGCACCGGAATTCCTCACGAAAGCCGAGGAGGAAGCGGAGTCCAAAGGCGCCGTAACCGTTGATATGGCGAGTAGGGACGAAGAGAACCGTGACCATCAGCACGCCTCGGAGTCCGGACCGACTGATGGGCGTCGGCAGGGCGGCGTAGAGCCATCGGCTGCGGCTGTGGCCCCTGCACCTTCTTTCACCGCCAAGTCGAGATCCGTTCTCCGGCCGCACTGCCGGAACCCTGAAGCGTGCGGCGGCTATGGCACGAACCATTGCCACACCTGCCTCAAGGCGCAGCGCGAGAAAGCGGAGGAAGTCGCATGAGCGAATACCTCCGGACATCCAGATCAGAAGACGCGACCGCGCAGAGAACGGTTGAGGGCAGGGTGAACCTTCCCCGGCTCCAAATTGCGCGCGTCGAAGTCTCGGCTGCTGTCGCGGCCTTTGTCTCCAAGACCGATTTTCCGAAACGCTCTGACAAGAGGGCTGCATGACCTGGTCCGTTTTGATCGCCTGCTTCGCCGCCGTTCTCTGGATGGCAGCACTGACATTGATCGTTCCCGGCTTCGTCGAGCGTGAGTTTCGCCGGAATGGCTACCGCGCAAAGGATTGAGTGCGATTTCCTCCCCGCACTCAACGCTGGTCCCGGTCATCCTCCTCCCGGCCGGGACCAGCCACTCTCAACCGGATCCGCTTGTTCGCCAGTCTCATGACGACGGCTTGAACAGCTTCTCCGAGAGGGATTGCCGGTGACGACGAGGGCGCGTCACCGGCGGCAGAGCCGAGTTGCGGCGGGGCTCTGCGAAACGGAATGACTTGGGAGGGACCGGCGGCCGTTGGCGCGGCGCCGTCCTCTCCATCGGAAGTAATGCCTGTGCGCATCAGCGTCTCCTTGCACGAGATGAAGGTCGCACAGGAGTTGTCGGAAATGTCCGAGAAGTCGTCGGAGAAATCAGAAATGTCCACGATCGTATTTTGTCAGCACGCTCTGCGGAGGGAGATAGCACCTCCGTCTGTCGGCAGCGTCCAGACACGCATCGCAACGGCAGCCCGTTCTCTAGGCTGGTCTTACACGCGCACCAGAGACGCTTGGTACGCCGATCCCCGAATTTCCATCAAGCCTGAAGAGCTGTTCCGCGTCGAAGCGGTGAGCGGGCTTATCTACCAGGCACGGCAGGAGGTGCGGAAGAATGACGATGCAATCGCAAGGGCCACAGCCCTCCTTGGTGGCGAGGATGCGCATCTCGTTCGCTCGATCGTTGCTGCGGTTCGCTCGGCGCTTGGCATTCGCAATCGCGCCTGAACTGAGGGAAGAGGAGGGGGACCGCGATGTTCAGAACTGACCTTTTCAGCGAGACCAGCACCGGCGCTTTGATGGCTTCCGCCTATGTCGGCACGCCCCTTATCGTCGACAGCTTCGCCGGCGGCGGTGGAGCCTCGACCGGCATCGAGATGGCGCTCGGCCGCTCGCCGGACATCGCCATCAACCACAATCCTGATGCGCTGGCGCTGCACGCGGCCAACCATCCAGAGACGCATCACCTCTCGGAAAACGTCTATCGCGTCGATCCGCTTGACCACCTGAAGGGCAAGCACATTGGCCTCGCCTGGTTCTCTCCTGACTGCAAGCACTTCTCCAAGGCCAAGGGCGGCAAGCCCGTGGAGCGCAACATCCGCGATCTTTGCTGGATCATTCCCGGTTGGATCGAGCGCATCCAGAAGAGCGGCGGCCGGGTCGATGTCGTCATCATGGAGAACGTCGAGGAGTTCAAAGATTACGGTCCGCTGGTCGCGACCGATCGCGGGCTGATGCCGGACCCTGAGCGCCGCGGCGAGAATTTCGAGAAATGGTGCAAGAAGCTGCGGCGGCTCGGGGGTAAGATCGAGTTTCGCGAGCTGCGCGCCTGCGACTATGGCGCTCCGACGATCCGCAAACGGCTGTTCGTGATCATCCGGTTCGACGGCAAGCCGATTGTCTGGCCCGAGCCCACGCACGGTAAGCCTGAGGACCCGGATGTGATCTCCGGCAGGAAGCTGCCGTGGCGGACCGCAGCGGAATGCATTGTCTGGTCTCTGCCTTGCCCCTCGATCTTCGATACCTCGGCTGAGATCTGGGCGAAGCATACTCTGCGCGCCGTGCGTCCGCTCGCGGATGCAACGATGGCTCGGGTGGCAAGAGGGATGAAGCGCTACGTTCTCGATGCCGAGCGGCCGTTCCTTGTTCAGACGGGATACGGCGAGAGGGCAGGGCAGGCGGCGCGCGCCATAAGCGTCGACGATCCGCTCGGTACAGCTGTCGCCGGCGGGATCAAGCATGCTGTCGTGGCGCCCTCGGTGATCCGCTTCAACACCGGCGCTACCGGTCAGGACGGGCGCGAGCCTCTTTCAACAGTGACCGCGAACGGCTTCATCAAGCGGCCCGGCGGCCCAGCTCCATTGGGCATCATCGCGCCGGTTTTGACATATGCTCGGCAGGGTGGCGGTTCGCGCTCGGCCGAGGATCCGCACCACACCATTACGGCGAGCAACAAAGACCAGAATTCGGTCGTCGTGCCCACGCCCGTTGGCTGCGGCGGAAGGGCAGGGCAGAGCCGCCCGCGTGACGGAGACGAGTCCACCGGAACGATCACAGCCAAGGCGGACAATTGCGTTGCGGTCGCCTTCCTTGCGCAAAGCAACTATCTTGAGCCCGGCCATGATGTGCGCGAACCACTTTCGACAATCGTCGGTAGAGGAAGCACGCAGAGCCCAATAGTCGCTTTCATGGCCCAGCACAATGGCGATCCGCGCAGCGATGGCAGCGAGGCCGCTCGTCCGGGCCGTGAGGCTGGTGAGCCGTTGGCCACCATAACGCAATCCGGAAGCCAGCAGAGCCTCGTCTCTGCATTTGTCGCTCGCCAGTTTGGCACCTCGACCGGTCATGCCGTTGACGAGCCTGCAGCGACGGTTATGGCGGACGGTGGTGGCAAGTCGCAGCTCGTCATGCCCTACCTGCAGGCTTACTACGGCACGGGCGACGGCCAGCACGAGACCGAGCCGATGCGGACGGTAACGACCAAGGATCGGCACGGCCACGTCGAGGCGACTATCAGCGTCCCGCCCTTCACCGAGGCGCAGGCTGATCGCGCGCGCCAGGTCGCCGACTTCATGCGCTCGCACGGCTTCTGGGACGATCGCGAGTTCGTCTCCGTTGAGATTGCCGGAGATACCTTCGTTATCGTTGACATCGGCATGCGGATGCTAACCCCGCGCGAACTCTTCAATGCACAGGGGTTCCCGTCCGACTACGTCATTAATGGTGCTTGGAACTATCAAGCCGACGGCGCCGGCCCGGTCTGGCGCGAGTTCTCGAAGTCGGTCCAGGTCTCCTGTGTCGGCAACTCTGTCTCGCCCCCGGTCGCCTGTGCGCTGGTCTCGGCGAACTGCAGCCACCTCGCTGTTCAGAGGGAAGCCGCATGACCACCACACCTACATCAATCGGAGGCAAGGCGATGGCAGAGCATCTTCTTTTCAGTGAACATCTGACCGCAAAAGACGTGCACCGGCCGATTGCTGAAACCTACCTAGGCCAAGCGCACATCGCCGGCACGGGTCCGGAAGGCAAAACCTGTCGCGAGTGCATCTTTTGGCACGTATGGAAATCGAGGAAAGTGTCAGGGGGTACCGAGAAGGTCCCCGCAGACCCGGGCTACTTCGGCAAGCGTCATGCAAAAACGCCTTGCGAGCTGAAAAAAGCCCGCTGCAACCGTCCTATCCTGAACAAAGCCAACCGTCTCATCCCGCACACCGCAAAGGCATGCCGGTTGTTCGAAGCGGCGGAACACGTCCTTCCGGCCAAGAAGAGCGGGTAAACGGATGCCGGCGATGATCCCAGAAAAGATCGCTTTTCTCGACAGCGAGATAACCGGTTTGCGCTCCCGAATCGGTGATGGCGGCAACTCCGTCCAGCGTGCCAAGCTCAAGATGTTGCGTGACATCCGCGAAGACTATCAGAAGTCGGTCGATGTTGCCGCGCACCGAGAGCAGGGAGATGCGGCATGACAGGTTCAACCGCTCATTCTTCGCGGGACCTCCTCGCCGGGCACCTCGTCCGGACCTACGTCGGGCTCTGGCTCTTCGATCGGTGGCTCCGGCAGATCTGGCGGCACATCCTGCGGCATGTCTGGCGGGAATTCAGGGTCATTGGGCCTCGGGATCGGCGTCTTAGGCATTCGGGCCTCCTCTTTGCTGGCGCAACCGATACTGGCCTGTGTTTGTTCCGCGAGCCGGGAGGTGTGGCATGACCTTCCTGGAAGCCTACGCCAAGTTCGGTCCCGACACGATGGCCATCGCCGATGCCTTGGACATCAAGGAACACGAGGCCGACACCCTCATCAACATGAAGATGAACCGCGATTACCTTCGTTCGGAAAATGAGCGTCCGCGCGCGGTAGGACGACAACAGCCAGGTTTTCGCAAACTAATTCGCTTCGCCGGATACGACGAGACCGAAAGATCATGGTGGTAAGCATGAGCAAATGGCCGATGACTGTTGGCGACGTCCTGGTAGGGAAAACGCCGTTTCTGAAGGGCGAATGGCACGCGACGCTGTCCAGGTCGAGGGCATCGTACCTAATCGAGGTGGAGCCGACGGATTACGATCGAGTGCTTTCGGAAATCGACGCCGTTGTCGATATGTTGGAGAGCCCGATCGAGCAAATCGCTATCCATCAGATGATGGGGCGAAGCTATTCAAGCTCGAGAAGGCTCCCCCTGCGCGCGAATGTTTATCGCACCTTGCCTGAGAAATGGCCCGACGGGGCGAACCTCATTCTTGTACCGCAGGTTTCGGTCGGCCGGTTCCGAGTCGATTTCATGGCCTATCTCAGCAATGGGCTTAGCTTCGCGGTCGAATGCGATGGCGCTGAATTCCACGATCCTGTCAAAGACGGGCATCGCGATAGCGCACTCATCAGGCACCACAAGCTCCCGGTCCTGAGGTTCACCGGCGCCGACATTTTGTACGGCCCGCTCTGGACCGAGCAAGTCATCAAGATGGTTCTCATGCTGGACAGCCATAGATGAGCGCCCCTTGGATGAAATTCTATCCTCGCGATTGGCGAGGTGACCAGGCTCTCAGGGCGGTGAGCATCGCTGCCCGCGGGCTCTGGATGGAATGCCTCTGCTTGATGCACGAGGCAAAGCCGTATGGGCACCTGCTGCTCAACGGCAAACCTGTAGAAGATGGCGCCCTAGCGCGCATGACGGGTGTATCGGTGGACGAGGTGTCGGCTTTGATGGCCGAGCTGAGACAAGCCGGCGCCTTTAGTGTGACACGCGAAGGCGTCATCTTCTCGCGCCGCATGACGAAAGATCATGCACGGGCCAGTAAAGGCCGAAAAGCCGTCCAAAAGCGTTGGGCGCAAGCCGATGAAAACACAGCGAAATCGTCGGCACCTAATAGGGTACCTAATAGCACCCCTACTACTCAGAAGGCAGAAGCCAGAGACCAGATAGAAAAAGAAGAACCTACCGGTTCTTCCAAAAAAAATCGCGGCTCAAGGCTTCAGGAAGGTTTCGAGCCCGATTGGGAATATGCCGCCGCAAAAGGGCTCAGCCGCTCACAAGCCGAACTCGAGTTCGAAAAGTTCCGGAACTACTGGAACAGCAAGTCTGGCAAGGACGCTGCCAAGCTCGACTGGCAAGCCACCTGGCGGAATTGGGTGCTCAACGCGAGGCCACCCGGGCAGCCGGCGTCATCGGCAAACTTTACGACAACCTCCACCCGGTACCAAACCCGCGAGGAATACCTTGCCGCCGAGCTGCGGCGATCTGAACGGAGCTTCCAATGAACGTCCATAGCCCGGCAAAAGCCATCCAGCACCGTACAGTCGATATCGAGGCTGCCTCTAAGCTCTGGAATGACGATATGTCGGCTTCACAGATCGCAAAACGGTTCGGTGTGTCTCGCAACGTCATCGTTGGGATCGCATTTCGAAATCGCGCGTTTTTCCCGGAGAAACAACGATCTAGGAGTACCCGGCGCCAAAAGGCCGCACCAACTCCGAGGAAGGTGAAAACGCGCAAGCCGTACACTCCGCACGAGAGAGAACCGGTACCGGTTGCTGATTACGATGTGAGGCGTTTGCCATATGCGAAGCACCTCGAGGATTTGCTTCCCGGCGAATGCAAATGGCCCCTCAACAGCGGCGGTCCCTACCTTTTCTGTGCAGCCAAGACTGACGGGAAATACTGCCGACACCATGAATCCAGAGCACTTACGGGGCATCGCCTTACAACGAGGGGAAAAGCATGAAGAGGTCACGTTGGTACGCAATCCGCGTCGCCCCCGGCTATCAGCGCATGGCGGCCGTCGACGAACGCCTTCCGGAAAGCCGGCGCATGGAATCCATTATTGAGCGAAACTGCCGCAAGGACGGCTTCGACATCTTCATGCCGTCCTTCTACACCGAGTTAAGGCATCACCGGACGAAACAGATCCTCCGGAAGCGGTTTCCCTTTCTCGTCGGCTACGCCTTCGTGAACCTGCCGAGGCTGAATTTCGAGGAGTTGCGCCGGATCGATGGTGTTGTGTGCTTCCTGCGCGGCGGCGCCGGATACGGCCCGCTCGAATTTCCCGATGGCATCATCGAAGACCTGTACTTCGCCGAACACGAGCGCCGGCAGGCCTTCCTCTACGAGCAGCACTGCCGGAAGGAGAACGAGCGCCACGAGCAAATTCAGCACCTGCGCGGCCAGCTACGCAAGATCCTGCCGAAGGGCAGGAAGGCCCGAGTCTCCATGGTGGACCAAGCGGAGCGAGCTATAGATTCTCTAAGCCCACAGATCAAAGAGCGGGTGCAGAAAATTATCAGTGAATTGAACGTGCTCACCGCTGACATAGAGGTTGAAAATCTCCGCAAAGCCGTATAGGTTTTCTCAAGTGATTTGAGTGGCTGTTCAGTTGCGGACCTCAATCGAGGGAACACTCGCCGGGCCACCGCCGAAATAGGCGGTGGGAGAAATGCGCCCTAAATCCTGAAAGTGGGCACATAGCCCAAACGGACAACTTGTCCCGAAAACGATCGCGCCCTATATTTTCTGCATAAGCGCATTGTCGAGCACGATGAACTCGATGCTAACAATCGCGCATTGCTTTCGACTTTTGACCACGGATGTACTGGCAGAAGTCTTGAGGGCAACAGAAAGAAGGCCGGAGCCAACGAGCTCCGGCCTTTTTTGCCGGTGCGCTGGTGGAAATTGCAGCGTCGGCATCCTGGAAAGCTGGTTTATGGCGGGGGCGTCTGAGGGATCACTTCCGGTACATCGGGTGGCACCTCTTCTGGGACAAACCCCAAGATGCTCACCACGAGAGCGACGAGGATGCAGATGAGCACGAGGAAGGCAACGCCGGCTTTGTCCATGCATCATTAGCAGTTTCGAATGTGAGCAATTCGAGGCAATGCGAAGGAAGCGCGTCTTAGTCCGCGTTTTCCTCCCATAGCATTTCCATGATCTCGTTCGGCGTTTCGTGAACCTGGAGCGTCACGCAGGCCCCGTGGTTGGCCGCGAAGGCAACGAGGGTGGTACGTCGCTGCCCCTCGACCCGCTGGAAGTGGACGACATTGTCCATGTTGACGAAGATCGGGCCGTTATTGTCGCGCAATTCAAGCCACATTCGTTGTGTCCTCTTCGAGCGTGCAGCAATCGCTAAAGTATAGCACAGGGGCGCGCAAATGTCGGCGTAGTTGCCGCCGCAACCAGATCCGCCGGCGGTACCGGGCTTAACAGAGGAGAAGGCCGATGACGGCACGAGTGAGAGCGAAATTCATGTGCAGCGGCAAGGAAGGAACGACTGTGTTCCTTCACACCGTCTATTCCGAAGACATTCAGTCCGAGGATGGCCGCTTCACGAAGGCGACCCCGTGGGGCGAGCTCCGGATGAATGTCGACAACCCCGACGCTGCCATCCAGTTCGAGCCGGGCAAGTCGTACTATCTCGACTTCACGCCGGCCTGATCTGAGTTATCCGGAAATTCCGGACAACTGACATTCCAGCCCCGCCGCCGTAACAGGTAGCGGGGCTTTCGCTTTGAGGAGAACGCCAATGCACTACCGCTTTGTGGAAGTGGAAGGCGGCGAAGACGACCTTGAGCGGGTAGCCAACGAGTGGCGCGCCAAGGGCTACGAGCTATTCCAGGCCGTCTACAAGACCACCTACCGGTGGGTGCTGATCTTCAAGCGCGATCCCGATCGGGCCTGAAAATTGCGACACCATCAAAGTCATGGCTCATAGTCGGCAAGGAAGGGTTCCTGACGCCCCCCGATGGGGTCCCATCCCGTCAGTAACTCCATCGTCCACGAAAGAGCCTCCAACTGCTCCTTAACATCTCCGCCCGTGTTGTCTTTCAGTTCGCGATAGGCGGCTTCCATGCGCTTTAGGAATCGCTGCTGAAACGTCGGGTCGGTCTCATTCAGCGTCTGCACCAAGCAAGCAGATACCATAGCCATCCCGAGTTTAGCCCGGTGCAGATCTGATCGTTTGTCTTTGTCTTCCATGTTTGATCCCCAAGGTTAACCGATGCCCGTCCTAAAGAACGCACGGCACGAGAAGTTCGCGCAGGAACTCGCCAAAGGTAAGACGGCCGATGAGGCATATCAGCTTGCGGGGTTTAAGCCTAACCGGGGAAATGCAGCACGTTTGAATGCAAATGAAAGCATTCGGGAGCGCTTGGCTGAAATCCAAGGCAAGGGCGCCCTGAAGGCTGAAGCTACCGTCGAGCGTGTGCTGAAAGAGCTCTCTCGTATCGGCTTCTCCGATCTTCGCCGCGTGTTCGATGCGAACGGCAGGCTGCTTCGACCTGAGGAATGGGATGACGACACAGCCGCCGCTGTGGCTTCGGTCGAAGTGGTGACCCGCAACATCGGCGACGGTGAAGTCGAGCACGTCCACAAGATCAAGGTGTGGGACAAGAACAGCGCCTTGGAGAAGCTCGCCAAGCACCTCGGTATGTTTATTGAGCGTGTCGAGCACTCTGGGAGCATGAGCCTCAATGTCTTGCCAGAGGATGCCGAACTGTGACCCATGCAGGTAGCTCGATTAACGGAGAAGCAGCGAGAAGCTAATCGCCTTCTTGCCGGCCCGGCGCGCAACATCATGCTCCGCGGCGGCTCGCGATCGGGGAAGACCTTCGTTCTTTGCCGGGCGCTGATCCAGCGAGCGATCAACGCGCCGGGTTCGCGGCACGTCATATTCAGGTTTCGGTTCAACCACGCGAAGACGTCGGTTTGGTCCGATACCCTGCCAAAGGTTCTCACCCTCTGCTTCCCGTCGGTTCGGGTGCGGTTTGACAAGACCGACTTCTACGTCGAGCTGCCTAACGGGTCGCAGATCTGGATAGCCGGACTCGACGATAAGGAGCGGGTCGAGAAGATCCTGGGGCAGGAATACGCCACTCTCTATTTCAACGAGAGCAGCCAAATCCCATGGGCCTCGGTCGAAACGGCAATGTCTCGCTTGGCTCAGAAGTGCGAGCTTGCTCCGGCGATAGCCGCCGCGACTGGACGGCGGTTCCTGGCTCTCAAAGCCTACTTCGACTGCAACCCGCCATCTAAGCTCCATTGGAGCTTCCAGATGTTCCGGGCGAAGATGAAGCCGGGTACGAAGGAGAAGCTGGCTAAACCGGAAGACTATGCCGAGATGCAGGTTAACCCTGCCGACAACTCGGAGAACCTGCCGCCCGAGTATTTCGAGGTTCTGGCCTCGATGTCCGCAGCGAAAAGGTTGCGGTTTGAGGCCGGAGAATGGGCGAGCGAAGTCAGCGGCGCTCTATGGGCGCTTGAGGATCGCAAGGCGCCTGACGGGAAGCTGATGCCGGGCATAGACAGCCTGCGCGTCGCCAGCGCTCCCGAAATGCGCCGCATCGTCGTTTCCGTCGACCCCTCCGGTACGCGAGGCGATGGGGCTGGGGACGACATCGGTATCGTCGTCGCCGGGCTCGGCATCGATGGGCATGGCTACATTCTCGAGGATGGCACTTGTCAGTTGTCACCAGAAGGATGGGGCAGGCGAGCGGTCGACCTTTACCATCGTCATCAGGCGCACCGGATTATCGGGGAACGGAACTTCGGCGGCGACATGGTGCGCTTCACCGTCTCGACGGCTGATAAGACCGCTCCCTTCAAGGAAGTTGTCGCCAGCCGGGGCAAAGCGGTGCGAGCAGAGCCAATCAGCGCCCTGTATGAGCAGGGCAAGGTTCATCACGTCGGGGACTTCCCCGACCTTGAAGACCAGATGTGCAATTTCACTCCATCTGGATACCTCGGAGAGGGTTCACCCGACCGGGCCGACGCCCTGGTCTGGGCTCTCACCGAGTTGATGCTTGGAGGTTCGTCCTTCACGCTGTCGAACGTTTAGGAGCGGACATGGCCAATATAATCGCGTTCGTCCGCGACAGCCTGACAAACATGGTCGCCAGCCTCGGCACCAGCCGCGACAAGGCGGCGGCCAACGTCTTCTCGATGCCGATGCTCACCGACGAGGAGCTGCTCAACGCCTACAGGGGAGCGTGGCTCCCCAAGAAGATCATCGACATCCCAGCTTTCGACAGCGTCCGTGCTTGGCGCGATTGGCAGGCGAAGAAGCCCCAGATCGAGGCAATCGAGGCCGAAGAGAAGCGTCTCAACCTGATGGGCAAGCTGCTGGAGACCCGCATCAAGGCGCGGCTCTGGGGCGGGGCCGCCATGGTCATCGGTACCGGCGACCAGGACCTCGCGTCCCCTCTCGACGTCGAGCGCATCGCGAAGGGCGGCCTGAAATACCTCACGGTCATGACCCGTCGTCACCTCACTGCCGGCGAGATCGACCGTGATCCTGCTTCCGAGTGGTACGGCAAGCCGAAGGTCTACCAGCTGAACTCCGCCGACGGCGTGCAGGTGTTAATCCACCCGTCGCGCCTCGTCATCTTCAATGGCAGCCAGCAGCCGGACGAGGACATCGTCACCACGACCTATGCAGGCTGGGGCGACAGCGTGCTTCTGTCGGTCGTCGATGCGATCAAGCAGGCCGACGGGACCGCGGCGAACATCGCCAGCCTTGTTTTCGAGGCCAAGGTCAATGTGATCCGTATTCCGGATTTCATGCAGAACCTTGGCAATGCAGAGTATCGGGCGAAGATCCTCGAGCGCTATACGCTCGCTGCAACGGCCAAGGGTATCAACGGCGACCTGCTGCTCGACAAGGAAGAGGAATACGAGCAGAAGACGGCGAGCTTCGCTACGCTACCCGACGTCCTCATGTCGTTCCTACAGATCGTGTCGGGCGCCGCGGACATTCCCGCCACCCGGCTGCTCGGCCAATCTCCGGCCGGCATGAACGCCACCGGCGAAAGCGACCTTCGGAACTATTACGACCGCCTGCAGGCCATGCAGACCGTCGAAATGACGCCGGCGATGGCCCGCCTCGACGAGTGCCTGATCCGCAGCGCTCTCGGCTCGCGCGATCCGGACATCTACTACGAGTGGGCGCCGCTCTGGGGCATGTCGGAGAAGGAAAAGGCCGACGTCTTCAAGACAAAGGCTGATGCGGCTCGCCAACTGGTCGGAACGACGCCAGGGCAGGAGATCATCCCACGCGATGCAGTTTCCGACGCGCTGGTCAACACGTTCATCGAGGACGGCTCGCTGCCTGGTCTCGATGCTGCGATCGAGGAATACGGCAAGCTTTCTGAGCAAGAGCCTGATGAAGACGAGACGCGGGCTGCCGCCGGTAATGGCTTTGAACAGGTGCCGAAAGGCCTCTAGTCGGAAACTACGAACTCCATAGGGTCAAGTTCGGATCGCCTCCAACGAAGTCCGGCCTTCGCCAGCGTAGCGGGAACATCGACCGGGCAAAGGCAAAGATCTGGGTCGCGCCAGTCCTTGCCCTCCGGCCATCGTGCAAACGGGTTCCGATCTCTCCAGACGATCGCCTCCTGGCCCAAAACGTTCGCCAGCTCGCGAGGCGTGTAGGCTACGACCGCGCCGGTTGTCACGGAATTGCACATCAGGCCGCTCCACCATTTCGCTGCGTCACGTGGGTTGCGGATAGCACGCGGTAAGGATTGACCACAATGAAATTCACAGACCTTGCACCGATCGCGGGCTCGCGACGGACTGCCGACGGCTACCTTGTTGCGGACGTTCGCACGGCGCGCACCGGCATCCAGCTCTATGCCGGCCATGAGGTTGGAAGACCGGAAATGCAGGTCGTGAAGGTCTATCGTCCCGAGGATCAGGTCTTCGACAAGGCCAGCCTCGGCAGCTACGCGCATAAGCCGGTGACAAACGACCACCCGGACGAGGCCGTCACCGCCGACAACTGGAAAGCGCTTTCCGTCGGCCAGATCGGCGACGAGGTCGCCCGTGACGGCGAATTCGTCCGCGTTCCGCTCATCGTCATGGACGGTGCCACCATTGGCGAAATCGAGGGCGGCAAGCGCGAGCTCTCCGCCGGTTACACCTGCGATCTCGCATGGGAGCCAGGCACCACGCCAGCCGGCGAGAAATACGACGCCATCCAGAAAGATATCCGGATCAACCACGTCGCCATCGTGCAGCGTGGCCGTGCCGGATCAGAAGCTCGCATCGGCGACGGTGTGAGGTCGTGGGGCGCTGCCCCGTTCACCAGTGATCAGAAACCGAAAGAGGACAAGATCATGACCCTGAAGACGGTTACCGTCGATGGCATCCCGG